AAATGATGGCCAGCGATAAATGGCATGCCATTTACCTTACCGACCAAAGTTGCCATACATAATCCTCCAAAGGTTTCTTCAGGAAAAGTATATTTATATCCCGAGAAAATTCCTCCTTGGGTTGTGACAACTTTACCACGGATAGCCGTCATGTTCGAAAATTTAACTATTTGTCCTTCATTGTTGTAGATGGTAAAAACTTCAACCTTCTTACCTTCTTCAATATCCTTAGGATAATAATCAATAATATCACGATGCAATCCTGCTCCCGGACAATACCAAACGGCAAAATCTGTTCCAGGTATTCTCACAGCAACCTTGTCATCCAAGGGCATGTTCTTAAATGTATGTCCTCCAATCTTGGTTAACGTCACAAACTGAGTTTTAGACGTAACCATGTGGTTCGGAAGCAAAAGAACATTACTCTTAAGCGGTATAACATTACAAAATTCGCCATTATCCTTTTCAACAACCATTAACCTGTTTCCAAGTAACTTAGTGAAATTTTCAACGGTAATAGTACGAGATTTTTCAGTAATACCAGCATCTCCAAATTGATACTGACGCTCACGAGCATGTGAATCCCAAAACTCGGTCTGGACCTGCCATGATTTAGCATCTGGTTTCAAAATAATTGGTTTTGCGGCTTGTGAAGTAGGTAAAGTCTTCCACTTCTTAGCAAGCATAACCAAAATTTTCCAAATGCCAATTGACATCAAAAAATACATAACTTTCAACTTTGCATTCCAACTCATCTCTCGAATGTATGTGGAAAGTAAAGGAATATTAGTAAATTTCTTAATCACAGAACGACGGACCATATTAAAACGAATGCAAACATATAGCAAGTATAATAACGTAAAAGCAAGGATCATCCACGATCCTCGCACATGCTGGAAGGCATCATATCCTAGTGTAATAATAACACAAATAAGATAATAACCAATGCTACCCATAACAATATCTCTCATTTTGTCTCGCATAAAATAAGCAATAATAGCTGATCCAAAACGGGAAACCATAAGAGCCTGTAACATAGCATTAATCCATGCAATAATACGAATCTCCAAAGCAGTAAGGTATTCAACGACCTCACCGATATTGGGAATACCAGCTTGTGAATCCAAAGGACAAGGATTACACATACCAACTGGCAAACCACACTCGCACAATGGCATATCGGCCAATTCACGTTGTGAGGCAACGAATGACTTCTGATGAGCAAAATGCTGTTCAGAGTCGGCCTTCAAAAAACGTAACAATGTCTTGATATCAACATCAACAAGTTCTTTTCCCTCAAATACACGAGGTACAAAAACTACATGTTGTGTTCTTCCTGACTTAAATTTGTCACCTGTCTTATTCTCCATGTAACGGGGTTCTTCAACAGTATAAGTGGCATAATCAGGAAATTGATCTCCAGACATATGGGCGATCTTCGAACTATCCAACATTTTCGTTCCAGGCTTGCAATACTCAGGCTTTACACACTGAGTAATAGTAGCATCGAAACGACGATTAATAGATAAAGGTTCATTTGACAATTGATTAGACATTAAGTCCTTAACATTAGTAGTTGCA